CTTCATATCAATTTTAGCACCCAATTTCAAGGGCTTAGCTTGGTGTTTTTTACAGAAATCCCCACACGAAGCTTTGAACCCACATGGTTTACCCTTCATTGTCACCGCGGCACATAACTTTTTACTCGATGCGCGCTGCTCGGATATAATCTCTGGGTTTTTATCAATCATGATTACTTGCCGATTTTGACGCTTATTGGCATGTTCCTGATATCTCCTCTTCATATTCCAGGTCGCATCAGCTAGACGATGGCACTTATCATCTGGTTCGTTGAGACGAAACATTTTGACCGCATCGGCCAGGCACTTATCCCACACGGTGTCGTGAATAACTTGCATTTTTAGTTCTTACTTTTCTTATGTTTTATACTCACTTAGGTGGCTATTTCAGACAAATACATATCAACTTGTCCCGAAAATTCTGGACATGAATCAGTCGTCTTCTTTGTAACCATATCTTGTACATTAGTTATATGCTCTTTAAACTTTCTGACGTCGATACCGGTGCTGTTATGAATCTGAGAGTCACTCGCAATATCTTTAGCTGCGTGAAGATACGCACTCGCATAGTTAGCGTTTCGCATAGAAATGGCCAGGGTTGTATCTTGCTGAGCTGTAGTAGCGTACTTTGCTGACTGCTTGATGAGATGTTTTACGGTATTCTTTATTCCTCTGGACTTATTTTGCACAAACAAAATGAGAATGAATATGGCGATGATAAAATAGAAGTACATCTCTTAAGGTATCTAAAGAAAAATTATCACATTACTTTATGGCAGTAGATAAAGATCTATTCATAGTGATGAACACTATCGATGAGGTGAAAGATCAGATGTCAGAGGGTAAATATCTCGAGACATGTGACGCTTTACGAAGAATACATAAAAAATTGCGAAGACCTTCTATACCACATCCAACTGAAATACGGATACCAATCACAAAGAAGATACTATTTTTATTATCTGCTTTGAAAATTGTAGAAAAGGTGGTAAAAATTGTTTCTCAACATTAGATAAGATGTTATCATCGGTCACCGAATGCTTTTTGTGTTGCATCACAAGACCATGTCGTAATAAAATCGTTATAGAAAATTGTAGTAATATAGTGGTTCAATATGAAGCGTATATTTACCAAGGTGCATCGGTATCTAGGATAGATGGTGGTGTTGGAGCTGCGGGAGTAGATGCCAATTTAACATTGGAAATAATTAAAGCGGAAGGACTCAAACCATCCACAGGTAGAATACCTGCAAAGGGTAAAGTTATAGAAACATGTGATTATGGAGGTAGAATAAGTTTGCGATATAAGTTTGAAGGTTTAGATTGGGATTACCGCCCGGAAATTAGAAACTTCGGTGTACTTGATAAAGTGCAGATTTCGCCACTAAGTAAAGAAGAGATCGCGCATCGTATAGAATTGCTTCGTATAATGCGAGCATCAGCGGATTTAAAAATAAAGACAGAACGAGACGCAGCGGAATTAAAAATAAATACAGAACGCAAATGTTCAACCATGGCTATAGGCACGTGCAGTGCGAGTGATACACCAAAATGGAAATGTCCCCATTGTGATGATTGGTATTGTAATAATCATCGCCATGTAAATAACACCTTGGCTCCCGGTGGTCATTATTGTAACGGAAAAACCCAAGTTAGAGTTTAAACTTTTTCATTAGTAAAATGAAGTTTTATCCCGATGAAGAAGAAAACCCCGAGTATTGGTGGGACGTTGAATTGGATGATGTGCGCTACGAAGTTTATAGTATAGAAAAAGACGAGGATGATCCATATAATCAATATAGAGAGTGGGAAGGTAAAATTTCGAGAGAAAACAAAGTTGCATCTTTCAGGTTTGTTCATCATTACATGATTGATGGTGACGCGGAACTGGAAGGAGACTTTCCAGAAGATCTATATGATACTCTCTTTGAATTTCTTGTTAAGGAACTTATCGAAGATTACGACAGTGCATGTGAAACCTAAGTTAGAGATTAGACTTGTTATAAAAAATAAGAAGAAATGGAATCAGTTCAAAAGCTCACCCATATAGAACACATTCTCAAGAGACCTGACTCGTATGTCGGCCCAGTCGACTTGAACGTCGAACCCTACTGGACCCTCAATGATGAAAAGTTTGAAAAGACAAACTTGAAATATTCCCCAGCTCTCTTGAAAATCTTTGATGAAATCCTCGTCAATGCGATTGATCGCAACTCAATGCACCCAAAGCATGTTACATCCATCTCCATCGATGTTGATAAAGTCAGTGGTTCAGTGACTGTTCAAAACAATGGCCCGATTGGTGGTGTTGGTGTTCGTATGCATGAAAAGGAGGGTCTATGGAACCCAGAACTTACATTTGGACATCTCCTCACGAGTACCAACTATGACGACTCCAAGAAGCGTGTTGTGGGTGGACGTAATGGTTATGGTGCTAAGCTGACGAATATTTACTCGTCTCAGTTTTCCATAATCATCAAAGACCATGAGACTAAGCAAATGTACACACAAAAATGGTCCGACAATATGACTGTCTGTGAACCACCAAAAATAAAAAAACATTCTGGATCGACTTCATCCGTTTCTATTACATTCGTACCGGATTGGAAAAGGTTTGGGATGACAAAGATGGACTTTACGATCTACAAGATTTTTCAAAAACGAGTCTGGGATGCCAACATTTGTACCACAGCAAATTGTAAGGTCAAGTTCAATGGAGATGTTCTCCCCAAACAAAGTTTTGAAATGTATGCCAAAATGCACAGTGGTGTCGAGAATGTCACATCTGTCACGGGAGACCGTTGGTCCGTATGTATTGGACCTTCAGAGAATGGTCTGGAACAGGTATCTTTCGTTAATGGTATCTGTACCACAAAGGGTGGAACTCATGTAGACCATGTGGCATCCTTGGTTGCGTCTGGTGTCATCGAGGAGATGGCAAAGAAGATCAAACTCAAACCTCAACAGGTTAAGAACACCTTCAATATCTTTGTGAAGGCCACTCTTGAGAATCCTTCATTCTCGAGTCAGGTTAAGTCTGAGTGTACCCTAAAAGCTCAAGACTTTGGTTCCAAGTTTGAGATGCCTAAAACATTCGTTAAAAATGTCCTAAAAACGGGTATTTCTGATGAGCTCACAGCGCTCTCAAAGTTCAAGGAGATGAAAGAACTTGCCAAAACTGATGGAGGTGCACGAAAGTCTAAGATTACTGGTATCCCTAAATTGGATGATGCAAACAAAGCTGGAACAGCTCAATCCAAAAAGTGCACCCTTATCGTCACAGAGGGTGACTCAGCAAAGACTCTGGCCGTCGCAGGACTATCCGTTGTTGGTAGAGACCACTACGGTGTGTTTCCACTTCGTGGTAAGTGCAAGAATGTCCGCGATGCCTCTGTGGCACAGCTTACCGGGAACCAGGAGTTCAATGACCTCAAGAAGATCCTTGGTCTCCAACAAGGTAAGGAGTACAAGGATGTATCCGAGCTTCGCTATGGTCGTCTCATGATCATGACAGACGCGGATAACGACGGTTCACACATCAAGGGTCTAATTCTCAACATGATTGACTATTTTTGGCCCAGTCTTCTCAAGTTGGGATTCGTGGTATCGATGGTGACCCCGATTATCAAGGCTTCTAGGGGTAACCAAACCAAGTCATTCTATACAGATTCTAAATTCAGGACCTGGTATGGAAATGGACAACCTGGGTGGCGCATCAAGTATTACAAGGGTCTCGGTACCTCAACTTCGAAGGAAGCGCGTGAGTATTTCAAGCAAATTGAAGATCTCACAGTCAAGTTTGATACAGATGTGATGTCTGATAAATCTATTACTTTGGCTTTTGACAAGAAAAAGGCTGATGATCGAAAGACGTGGCTTCTTGAAAGCACTGCAAAAGACCCTAAAGAACTAGAGGTTCCTTATGGTAATGTGAAACAGCTGAACATCACCGACTTTGTTCATAAGGACTTGGTAAATTTCAGTCTCGCAGATCTCAAGCGTTCGATCGCACACGTTTGTGATGGACTCAAACCGTCCCAACGAAAGGTTATGTATTCTTGTTTTCAAAAGAATTTGACTGCTGAGATGAAGGTGGCACAATTGGCCGCCTTTGTAGCTGAGAAGAGTGCCTATCACCACGGTGAAGTATCTCTCGCTGATACAATCGTAAAATTGGCGAATGATTATACGGGTTCGAACAATATCAATCTCCTCGAACCCTGTGGTCAGTTTGGAACACGACTTATGGGTGGTAAGGATGCTTCTCAGACGAGGTACATTTTCACACGACTGACAACCGAGGCTCGTAAGCTTTTCGATCCCAAGGATGACGCCATTCTTAATTATTTGGATGATGATGGACGGTCTATTGAACCAGACTTTTACATGCCTACTCTACCCATGATCTTGGTCAATGGAAGTGAAGGTATCGGTACAGGATTCAGCTGCTATGTACCCCCGTTTAACCCCAAAGACATTCGTGACAATATCATGAATGTATTGAATGGAAAAGAAATTCAAAAAATGAAACCCTGGTTCAGGGGTTTCAAGGGTAAAATCATGGAACAGGATGACGATTCATGGGTGACCCAAGGTGTATGGAGTAGTATTGGGAGGACGGTTAAGGTGACCGAACTCCCCCCGGGACGCTGGACCCAAGATTACAAAGAACACCTCGATACCCTAATTGAAAAGAAAATCATCAGTGGTTTCACAAATAACAGTACAACTGAGAATGTGGATTTTCTCATCCAAGATTACAATGGTTCAGATGCCGTTAAGGATCTCAAACTTCAAAAGACTTTCCGAACCTCGAACATGCACTTGTTCCACCCCACCAAGGGTATTCACAAATATAATACACCGGAGGAGATCCTAATGGACTTTATCACCCTTCGTCGCGACTATTATGATAAGAGGAAAGAGTATCTGATCAAGGTTCTTGAGGCTAAATCTAAGATGTGTGATTACAAGTCTCGCTTTGTGTCTATGGTCATCAACGGTGAAATTGTGGTGTTCCGTCGTAAAAAGAAGGAACTCGAAGAACAACTTTCACAGACATTCCCACTCATTAGTGGAAGTTATGATTATCTACTGAACATTAGGACTGTTCAATACACAGATGAGAGTGTTTGTGAACTTCTCAAAGAATCCGAACAGGCGAAAATGGAACTCAAGGTATTAACCTCGACAGCCCCATCGACTATGTGGAAGAATGATATTAAAAATATATAGACAATAGGTAAGTATGGGTGAAGCTGCAAAGATTTCTCTCAAGGCTATTGGAAAGCAGGATACGTATCTTCTTTCCAAAGACCCAGATGATTCGTTCTTTAATTATAAAGAACTCTTGAGACATTCAGAGTTTAGAAAGTATCACAGAAGTCGGAACGTGGTCAATCCCGGGCAGGTACCTAAATGGCCTTTCGGTCAAACACTAAAGGTCGAATTCAACCCGACAAACATGGGAGATCTTTTAAGTAATATGTGGTTGAGTATCACTATGCCCGGTATCACAGATGGTAACTATGCCGATCAATTAGGAAGACATATTCTCAAGAGTGTCACTATGTTTGTAGATGAAATAGAAGTTGAAAAATTACATGATGATTGGGGTATCATTTACGATGATCTTTATTTAGAAATGTCTGAAAAGGTAGCAAATAGAGCACTTGTTAATAGAAACCTCGGTTTTGATAAATCGGTCGGTAATAGTATTTTCGCTCGTCAAAGTGCAGATCTAGTCGTACCTCTACATTTCTTCTTCTCTCGTAAATATTCGAGTGATGAACACTCTACAAATAAACCAAATCGACCATACTTCCCAATTTGCGCTATTCATAAACAGAAGATTACCTTTGAACTCGAGTTTTATAACCAAGAATTCTACACAAATACAACCGATACACTTGAACTGCAATCATTTAATTTAGTGACGGAAGAAATTACATTAAGTGGTCAAGAACGACAGTATTTTGCTTCTCGTCCGTTAACCATGATAAATGATGTGGTTAAGAAACACCCAACCAGCGTGAGTGAACTCAATAAAGATACTATCAAAAATAACCTCGTACCAAATATCCCTGTGAAATGTTTACATTGGTTCTTGAGGAATACAAAGTTTGAGAATGCTGTAAGAAGTATAGGTGATGAACCCCTTATTTTGGGTAGTATCATAGATGGTACCGCGGGTGAAGATAAATTTGGTAGGGCTGTATCCATTTCTGGGAATGGAACACGTGTGGCTATAGGTGGTTCTCTAAACGACGCAGCTACTGGAGTTCCTACAGCTAACAGGGGTCACGTAAAGATTTATGAGTATAACGCAACCACAAAAGCTTGGGTACAATTGGGATCTGATATCGTGGGTACTACCGATTTAGATCAACTTGGATTCTCTGTATCTCTTTCCAATGATGGATCTCGGGTAGCTATCGGTTGCCCACACAGTGCGTCTGATAAGGGTCACGTTGAAATATACGATTATAGTGTAGGTTCTGGGTGGTCAAAGGTGGGTACAATTGTCGGGGCGACAGCTGGTATGCGGTACGGATACTCAGTTTCTCTTTCCAATGATGGTATCTATGTAGCCGTGGGTGCACCATTTGATGATACTACTGCGGCAGATTCTGGTCTTGTCAATGTGTATAAATATGATTCCGGGTGGGCAAAGGTTGGAGCTGATATCGTTGGTGGAGGAGCTTCGTACAAGTTGGGTACAGCCGTTTCTATGAAGAATACAGTGGCATCTGGACCCATAGTGGCCATAGGTATTCCAGGTAATGATCAAGGAAAGGTGCGAGTATACGAATATATTAGTACAACGGCATGGGCTCTCGACGGGTCAGAAATAAGTGGTAAAACGACGGGTGACGCATTCGGGACATCTGTATCTATACCAGATGACGCTTCCAGAGTAGTCGCGGGAGGACCAGAAAATAACAGTGGTACCGGATACATTAGAATCTATAATTATATTTCTGGTGACTGGAGTCAGATGGGTTCAGATATCAATGGTACCGCAGTTGGTGATAAATTTGGTACTTCAATTTCATTCTCGGGTGACGGATCTCGTGTAGCCACGGGATCGCCCGGAAATGGAAAGGGTGATGTCAAGGTGTATGTGTATGAAAATAGTGTATGGACAAAACTCGGTGAGACGGTTGTGGGAACTATCACGGGTGATAAGTTTGGACATTCAGTGTCTTTATCGACAAACGGTTTACGAGTGGGTGTGGGTCCAGATGTAACTACAGGTGATACGAGAGGGTACGCACATGTGTACGCTCTTCAAACAAGTGACGAAGAAAAGTTCTTTATGCATAATCGATTTAACTTTTCGTCGAGTAATAACTTTGATGAAGATACAACATTCTTCAACCCCATATTAGAAAGTGCACAGTTTTTCATATACGGAAATAAACTTCCCAACATTTCAAATACAACTCACAACTACTTTAAATATTTGGTACCTCATAGAAATAGATTGGCGCGACCAATCAGGAATATATATTCATATAGTTTCGCGATGAATCCAATAAACGTGGAACCTTCGGGAAACTTGGATTTTAGTGCTATCGAATCGGATAAAACAGTGTTCGAGGTTAAATTAGATAAAACTAAAATAGATATTACAAAGGATACATATACACTTCAAATGTATTACACGGGCTATCTAACATTCAAATTTGAAAATGGCTCTATGTCAATTTCTTATTAAACAGTGAAGTCTTGTGACTGCTAATATAATCAATGATGTTGTTCTTGATACACCATTTGATGAAATTCAATTGCGCCAATGTTGTCTGAATTTCATGACCTGTCCCCGGAACAATATAAGGAAACTTCGTAGACCTACAAAATGGATCGAATAGTTTCTTACTGTACCCATCTAGACTCGATTTATATGCACAATGAACGGTAAACAACTTTCCATCAGTTGTTGTGTATGTTGTGTTATTTTTCTTGGCATAATTCGTGATGAACCATTCCAAGTTTCTCAATGAAATTCCTGATGTTTTGTCTAAAATGTTTAAAAGTTTAGTTCTATTCTTCTCTTCGTTATAAAAGTTGTTAATTGATGTTAGTAGAATATCGGTTTTACTCATTATTAAACATTGTATTTATATCTCTAAATACATTTGGGCGAATACACGCTGGACAATCGGGAACGAAAAGTTTATCACTCCCATGTGTATGTGTATTTATACTCGTAAGATCCCTGTGCTTAATTTTAGTACCCTGTGATATATGTTTTCCACAATATCCATTGTGAAGACCCTTATGGGTACAACGATGGCCATTTGACTTTGTTCCTTTACACACGGATCCAGTATAATTTTCGGGTACGTCTCTCAATAATAGATCGAGAGGTATACCATGTTTCTTTGAAATGATTTCGGCATAATCACTTATGATTTCATTGGCTCGCGTTTTCAATTCTTCATCAAACACCGTGATAAGTTTATCATAGGAACTCATTGCTTACTTCTATCTTGTTCGTATTTTTTAAATAGATCTTCAACAGAATTCTGTTTTTCGGCGTTGTTTTTTAACCTCGATTTCAAATCGGTTATTTTACCCGATGTGTCTAGGTTTCTCTTTTTACACTCTTCCACGAGTTGTTCCTTTTTCATACCACTAAATCCGGGTTCTTTTTTCTTTTTAGGTGGTGCATGTTGAGTAATAATTTCACCGAATATTTCCTCCTTCGTGTTTGTAAATAATGGATCGAGTAAATCACACACAGGATTCAGGAATTTATTGACAAAGTAATAGTGATAATCTACAGGTACATCATGCTCTTCGACGTATTTAGGATCTTCAGATTTTTCAAAGGCTCGTGCTTTCGGATCACCTGTTTTTGTGAGTAGATATGGGACCCGGTCACCCGATTGTGGTTCTGATCCAGGTTTCCTATCGCGCATTTTATTGACAACCTGGACATGTGCTTGATTGATGTATATACTATCGGGGCTCGTTATTGAGACATTTTGCCCCTTCACCTTATACGAATCTGAAAGAGATTGACTCAATACCAGTTTATCATTATGTATGTCACCAGACAATAGTTCTATAGCGCGTTCTCTCGCGAGTTCGAGTGGTGGACC